AGAGACATAGGCTTTGGAGGCATATCCTAGCCCCCTACCCAGTCTTGCATGTAAATAACCTCGACCCAGCCTATCGACCCTTCGGGGACGACGAGCTCAGGGGGGCGCGCTTCCCAGCCGGGCGGGGGTAGAACGATTAAGGTCTCCGCACCTCTCGTGATCCGAAGATGCAGATCAACCACCATCTCGCCCATGACCAGATAACGGGGGTAGCCGGTGCTCGCTGGGGGATCAGCGTTATAAAATCCTACACGGTAGTATGAATCGGATACCCGCTCGAGAGTCCATTCATCAGGGGCTAGATCCGGCGCGTTCTGCGCGGAAAGCGCATGCGCGATAAACAATACCGCCGCCAAAAGTGGGAGAGATAGTGCCCAGATCCGGTCCATTCCTCGACCCCCAACTTCGCGCGATGCGCAAGTTGCGCGCAAAATAACAGGTCAAGTCTGCCGTGTCTACGACCTTGCTTTGCTCCGCAAATATGCTGCGGCGGCTTCAAGGATTTGAGGGTCGTCCCGAAACATGCCGAGCCCCCGGATGCAGCTATTGCATAGCAACCCGCGGACGTTCCCATACGTATGGCAATGATCCACCGCGAGGTTAGCGTACCTTTCGGCCTCTTCGACCTGCCCGCACACGGCGCATCTGCCCTCTTGTGCGGCAAACATTGCCTCCCAATCATCGAGAGTTATACCATATTGTTTTTTAAGTTGGGTACTGCGTACGTTACGGGGGCGGCGTTTACGGTACTCCCGCATATACGCTGCTCGCTCCTCCCTAGACATGGCGGTGCCGTCTCCAACGACATACTTTTCATCCCAAAAAAAGTTATCCGGCCCGATGGCCTTAGCTATCTCGTGCCTACGCAATCTATAGTTCTCTCCGGGTTTTTCCCCGACAGTATCCACGAACAGCCAAAAATCATCGGCCCACTCCTGCACCATAGTCTTGGGTACACCACGCTTATGCCATGTCCAAGTTTTATATAGGGGGTGCTTCTCTCTGGAACCCCAGTCTCGGGCACGCGTGTTGTCCGCGCTTCCGTGCTTCCATTTACGTTGGTAGTGCTTATCGCAAAGCCCATGGGCTTTCTGTGGTGCGGAGCAACCTGCGATAGTGCATAGCGGCTTCTTTTTAGCCAAGTCCGCGCGGTAGTGCACATCGCACATACCTTTTCGAGTACTTGCGCGCCTGCAACCATCTATAGAGCAAGGGCGGGCGCGGAATTTGCGTTCTTGGTCGTAGTGCTGACGGCAAACGCCCCGCGCAAAAGCGGGGCGTCCACAGTCTTGGTAGGTGCAGTCAGTCATCGAGCTCTCCAAGGTCGGTCAGGCCAAACTAACCGACAAAACTTGGAGTGTCAAATCCCTCAGCTACCCGGCGACGCATACATGCAGAGCGGATCGCTGACACCGAAGCTGTAGCGTTCCCGGGCCTTGTAGCGGGCGTTCCCAGAGTCGAAATCGCCATCCATGTCAGTGGTCATGGCGGCCCGAACGAAGTGTTTTGCTCCGTTTGGCACGTCGGTCTTAAGGAACCATGCCTCATTATCCGTCAGATAATGGTTGACCCGGTAACCCTCGGGGATGCTCCCGTTGGTCTTCAGCGCGTTCAGGTCGTTGTCCGCCGTACCGACCCGCATCTCAGTCTGCAGCAGCCGGGTGGCCACGAACATCAGAGCCGGGGGAACGATCAGCTTCCGAGGCTGAGCCGCGATCAGAAGGCCACGCTCGTCCACGAAGGCCGCGATGTCAATGACAGCCTGCTCGAGAGAGGTCTCGTTCAGGTCAGCGTCGACAGACGGCCGGTTGCGGTTCGTGGCGCCTTCCACCGTCGGGTGGCTGGCGTTGAACCACGTGACTGCGTCACCAGTGTTGTAGGTCGTGAAGCCGTTGTTCAGCAGAGCTGCAGCTTTGACCTGCTTGGTGTACGCCATGGCACGGGCCAGAGCGCGGGTGTAGCGAGCCGAAAGAGAGTCGTAAAGGTTGTCCTCGACGGCTTCCTCCGTGATCGAGAACCCCATAGCGACAGTCTCATGGACGTACCGGGTGGTGAACGCCTCTTGCGCATTGTCGTAGGAGATAGACGCACCTTCCGACTTGACCGGTGCAGCACCGAAGCCAGAAAGCTTGACCTCTTCCTCGAACGAACGCTCGGAGGTTTCGGTTTCGTAGATCTCAGAGTGCTCGTTCTCGTACTTGGCGTACTCCAGACCGAACAGCCCGTTGAGACCCGGGAGGAGCTCCTTAAGGAGCTGGGCGCGTGTGATAGCCATACTTCAGCCCTCCTTACAGGCCAACAGCGTTGGTGAAGCTGTGGTAGCCCGGGTTGAACTTGACCAGCACGTCTGGATAGGCGTCACCGATCGGCGAAACAGCTGCCACGATGCGGAAGGCCGCGGTGGTGGTAACCGTGGTGGACTCCAGAGCCGAAGTAGAGTTGCCCGTCGCGGTCGAACCGGTCGAGGTGCTCTGAGCAGCGGCAAAGAAGGTGTTGGCACCGATGTCCGACTGGTCGATCGTACCATCCAGCTGAGCTTGGAACAGCACGTTCGGGTCGTCGACGACGTATGCCTTGATCTCGGTGCCGGTCGGAGCCGCGTAAGCCGAGGGGTAGTACTGAGCGTGGATCAGCTGCCCTTGAGCGTTGACGTACTCGCAGCCCACGAACACACCAATCGAACCCGTCAGCGAGGTGCCGGTGGGCAGAGCGTTCGTGGTGCCGTCAGCACCGGTTGCAGTGGACAGCGCGATGTAACCATCAGCGCCAATGTGAACGACTTGACCGTAGAAGAGGTTCGTTGCCTCCCCTGCCGGGTCGATGAGATACTGGGACACAGCCCCAGCGTACGGAAGACCGTCCGCGCGTTTCACCGGACGGAGACCGTATGGTGTAGCAGTAGCTGCCATAGCACTTCTCCTAGATGGATGATTTCATGGTAGGGTTACCCCTTACCAAACGAAGTGCGCGTGGTCCGTTCCGGTTTCAGAACAGGCATGCGGGGATCAGACTGTCGGAGGTAGTTGTTATCTACCGCCTCCATCTGCTTCTGAGTCATCTCGTGTTGCTGCTCGACACGATCGGCGGCAATGTCCTCGTCGATTGCGCACAGAAGAAGCCCACCGACTTCGATGTTGTCCTTCCAGCGGGTGTCAAGGTCTGACACGAGTTGCATCTCAGGATGATCTGCGGCCTTAACAGGCACGTAGCCCTCACGAAAGCGACCAGAGACGTTGGGATTGTCAGCGTTACCCATAGTTGCGGTGCGGACCCAACGGAACTTCACTCCGTCTTTCGGGTTCGGGGTAGGCAGAGCTGACGGACGCACCCACGACTTTTTGCGCTGACGGTTTTCGCGCGTCTGCTGTTCACGTGGTGTACGTTTATCCATTTTCTTGGCCCTTCAGTTTGAGCAATTCTGCCGCATACTGTTGCGGCGTGAGTCCAAGCTTCTTTGCGACAGCAGCTTGGGTTGCGGTCAATTTGACTCTGCGTGGCGTCTGTGCACTTCTCGCTGCGGGCGTCACCACGTTCTGCGCCTTTCTCGGGGGAGGCGTGACCTCTTCCTCGCCCGTTGAAAACTCATCAGCGAAACGCTGCCTCACGGCGGCGTCAATCTGACTATAATACGTATCGCTGTCCGGATCAACGCCGCTCTTAACAAGGCGCTCATGCACCCCCAAAGCGTATCCCGTCATCTCCGGGTTGTTGCCATACCAGTCGTTCTCCGCAAGCCACGCCTTCTGGCGGCTGTTCAGCTGCGGCTGTGCTTGCGTCTGCGGTTGTGCCTGCGGCTGTGCTTGCGGCTGCGCCGGTTGCTGTGCCGGCTCGCGAGGTGCCGGCGGGCGGTAGTTTTCGAAGCGGTACAGATCGTTCTGCGCTTTGGTCAGCTCCACCTGAGCCTTAAGTAGCCCGTCACTGTCGCCGGCCTCATATGCGGCTTTGTATGCCGCTTGCGCATTGGCGACTTGTGCTTCTGCACGTGCCTTGCCTTGGGAGACAGCATATTCCTGCCCCTGCTGGCTAAGCTTTTGCAGGCGTTCGTTTTCGGCATGCAGTCGCTGAGCATACTGTAGTGCCTCGTCACGAAGCCGTTGGGCTTCGGCCTGCTGGCGAGCCGCTTCGCGCGCCTCGAATGTCAGCTTCTTCAGCCGTTTCTGAACGCCCTCGCTGTAGTTCTCGAGGTCCCCGTCGTCAGGGATTTCCGGCTTTGCGTC